CTATCATCATTAATACCATGTGCATCATCAAATGCTATATTAAAAGAGTTAGTATCAAGGTCAGCACCTAACTGTGGAGAATCGTCATCAACAAGATTAGATATAGCAGCAGATGTTGCAAGACCTGCTACAACAGCACTTCTAGCTATTTTCTTAAGACCACCACCAGATGTGTCTATTGCAAGAAATACATCATCGTTAGCTACTGTAGATATTTCACTTAGAGCAGTAACAGCAGTAGGATTAAAGTTTGTGCCATCAGCTACAAGCAACATACCAGAAGTATTTGTAGCCATAGTTAAATCATCACCTGATATAGTTAAATCACCAGCAATAGTAACATCAGCACCTGACATTGTAAGTGCTGTAGTTGTTCCTGACTTAATTATAAGATCACCAGAACTATTAGTTAAAGCACCATACTGTGTACCATCATCTTTTAATAATACATCTGCACCATTTGCGTCAAGAACAACATCACCTGCTGTATCAATAATTAAATCGCCTGTATCATTTACTATGTAAGAATTAGTACCGCCATGATATAAGTTTAGATCTTCACCTGCACCCAATGTAAGTCTACCAGTAGCACTGTCACCTGTGAGGTCATCTGCATCAGCATCTACATCTATCTTTAACAAACCACCTGATGTTATATTAGATGCACCATTGTCTATATTACCAAAACCAGAAGTTATACTACCAGAATCTAGTGCACCTACAGTTGTTAAATTTGCACCTGCATCAATGTTAGCTTCTACCCACGTTTCTAAATCATCAAACGTAAGTTGTTTCATTGTACCACCATCATTAATAATAAACTTATCTGATGTAGCAATTGTTACACCTGTAGAAGCAGCAGTAGTACCTGTTAATATATTAAGTTCAGTAGCAGAACTTGTAATTTGTGTGCCACCTAAAGTTAATGATCCAGATATATCTGCATTACCATTAATGTCTACAAGAGTAGCAGTAAGATCTATTTCATCTGTTGCACCTAATGATAGTACAGTAGCACTAGAACCTTGAATAAATTGTGATGCATCATTAAATTGTATCTTACGTGTAGAGTTTAAAAGTATACCTGTATCTGCAACATGAGTAAGTGTAGTATCCTGATCTGCACCAAAATAAATAACTGAACTATCTGCTAGGTACACATCACTAAACTCATTAGATGCACTACCTAATGATACACCATCAGCACTTGTTGGGTGTATTGCAGTAGCAGTTACCGTGACCTGTTGTGCTGGACCTAATTTTTCTATAGAACCACCTTCTGCTGCTGTACCATCATGTGTATGTCCTGATGTACTAAAAGCACTTACAATAGCATCAAACTCTCCATCAAAGTCAGAAGCATTAATGATATTACCATCAGCAATATTATTAGAAGAATCGTTACGTGTATATCCTGTTCCCATTTTTAATTACCTTCTTGCATGTGTTGCATATTCTAATGTCAATGCGTCAAGCGCATATGGAACATCTGTATTATTATCTGCTTCAAACTGTGCAGATATAGTATTACCTGATCCTGTAGTCTGTGCAGAAAATACTTTCTGTAACTTAGCACCATATGTAGCAGATCCATATGCAGCAACACCATAAAACTGCGAGGCATTACTAGATGCATTTGTAAATGTAACTGCTGGCATAACTACAGCACCACTCTCATCAAAGTCAAATTTTAAATTTAAATCAAAGTTTACTCTTCCTTCTGGGTCTAGGTAGAACTGAGCTTTGTATATTGTCTTTCGTATACGTGGATCATTAATAGGATAAAAAGGTGTAGCAAATGTAGTTGCTATATTATTATCATCAAAACTAGATGTATCATTTTCCATTCTATGTAAAAAACCTTCTTTACCTGAAAATAAAACAAACTCAGTTGTTCCTGAATACACACTTGCACATGCTGTTACCTGTATACCTCTGGTTTCTGCAAAGTCAATAACAGACGCTTCACCGGGAGATGCAAATTGTGTAAACAGTATACCTTGTGCATTAGGTCTTGTAAAGTTATCATTCCAACCAAATAGCCTATATTGTGATTTATTTCTTATAACTAAACTAAAAAAGTCTGTATGCAGTTTTACAAAGTCATTAAATGTACCCTGTATCTTTTTAGTAATAGGTGCTAATCCAAAGTCACCAATACGTTCAGTAGCACTAAGAAGCCTTAGACCATCAGGAGCCATGAACACAACATCACCACCTATCTCCTGTACACTATCAGTCTGTATACATCCTATGTCACGTGTAATAGGTTGTAAGTTAAAGGTAGCTAATGCATCACCATTTAATCTAAATATAGATGAATCTGTAAATACTATAAGCTGATCTCTAAAACTTTTTATTGCTACTATACTATTGTCTAAACCAATATTACCAGCACCATTACCACTTTGAAAATCTGTAGTGGTTAGTGGCGATCCAAAACTTAACACCCTACCTTTAGCATAAAAAATATGGTTCTTATGTGTAGCTACAACTGTAGCACCTATTACATCAGAAGGTGCACTATCTAGCACAGTAAATGTAGTACCATTATATAATGCAGGTGCATTTACACCATCAACCATTACAAGTGTTTTTGTGCCTGTAAAGTCAATGATGTCAAATCGTGTATTAATTGCACCTTCTCTATCACTAGATATAAATGTTATCTCTGCATTATCTGCTGGACTACTAGCTAAACTATCGCCATCTGTAATTGTTATATTTACTTCTTTACTACTAGCATCCGAATATGCAGTAACAGTAGTTTTAATTGTGTACGTTCCATCTACACCTGAAATAGTAAATACATCACCTGCTTGTGGAAATGTATCAAAAGCATCTGCTACTAACGTAGAACCTGTTTGGCTTGCTCCATCAACTAGTGGTGTACCATAACTAGGTTTATTTATCTTTGTATAGCCACTACCTGCTGTTTCTAATATATCTGCATTAAGTGCTACAATAGCTTTATTATTAAAGTATGTAATACCATTTGCATAGTTTTCTGTAGTAACTGTAGTAAATGTTACTACTGCACCATTAGCAGGACTTGAAGCTAATGCACCTGTTAATGTTAAGGTTGCTCTGTTTTTTGTTGCATCAAAAGATACACCTGATACAGTATAGTTACTAGAAACTCCTGCTATAGTAAGTGTATCACCAACAGCAGGAGTAGTATGCACTGCTCCTATAACTAATGTAGTACCAGTTTGACTAGCACCATGTACAACTGGATTACCATATGGAGCCATAATGTTACTATCAAACTTAGCATAGCCCTGTATACGTTTGTAACCTCCATCAATAGATGGTTCGTAGTTACGTAGTATTCTGGCAGAACCGGGAGCATTGATAGCCTGTTGCAATGGGCTAAGATTAGTTACTAGCCCACCTTTAAACTCTATTCTAAATGTTTCCCATGCATCAGGCATTATAGACTATCCAAGCTCGATCCTGCTGTAGACCTAGATGAACCTAGTCTACGTCCTCCTGTTGCAGCAGGTATCATATAAGACCTCATATAGTGATAACGATTAATTAACATAGACCTCATTGCTTTAATGCCCTCATCTGCCCTCTCCTTGACCACCACAGCATCTTGAGTGTTACCCCTGAACATATATGCATGAAACATTGCAGCGTCCACTACAACGTGTTTAAAGCGGTCTGGGATAACCATTGTGTCACCATGAGCAGATAGGTCTGCCTGAAATACATAGTAGTCAAATACTAACGTGTATGCCTTATCAGGTGGTTCTATCAAACCATACTTTAGATCAGGTCCATGAAAAACAAAACGTGGCAGTGCACGTGTCTGACTTGCAGCGTACTCCTGATCCACGTACTTTTCTAAGTATTCATCATATGTAATTAAAGCTAGTTTCTTTGTGTCATTTCCTAACGTAGCATTCTCTTTTATTCTAAACGATTCAAAGTCTATCAGTTTAGCATCTGTTGGAAATGCATATCGTGTTGTACCAGCAGTAAGTGTTTGTTCTTTTTCTGAATGATTAAAAGGCCACTCATACTCGCTTTCATTAATGTAGCGTATAGCAGAGTTGACTGCATCTTTTATATGTGCATAAAAACCTGTGGCTGATGCAAAGTTAGAACT